TTTAGAGGCATTTGAACGCTGGCGTGCGCCGGCATCTCTGCGATCCACTTTCTTGGGATAGTATACTTTTCCTTTTGCTCCTGGCGTGAGTCGGGGTTCATTACGAGAGCCGGGGGGGACTGCGAGGAGGGTCGACTCTTCGCCGCCACCTTCTTCACCACCAAGGTCGAGATCGCCGCCGGCTTCTCCTGCGGGCATTTCCTCGCCACCGAGATCCATTTCGCCGCCTAGATCGCCCCCTAGATCACCGCCTAATTCGCCACCCATTCCGCCACCTTCGGCGGCTGCAGCTTCGGCTACCTGTTGTAATGCTGCGTCATGCTTGCGATCATAATACATCTCACGCTGATTGCGTATAAAATCTTCGTGGGACATTCCAAAAATGTGTTCTGTGACCCAACGTCGTGAGAAAAAACCTTCTGTGGCGGCGCCGGCGATGTCAAACTTAGACTTCCAAAATTCAATCTCTTGAAGTTCAGCAATCTTGGAAGGATTATTCAGCGACAGATCAAAGCTCAATAAATCATCGCCCCTAAAGCCTAATGTATAGAGGTGGATGATGCCAACCTTTGTAAGTTCTGCGATAATAACTCGCTGCAGCCTTTGAATCGTTCTCGCAAACCGAATATCTTTTTGTGCCAGGGTCGTCTTATCTTCTTCGGCGCCTTCTCCCATAGTGAGATACGATTGCGGAATCTTCAGTGCTGAAAAAAGCTTGTCTCGTAAATACTTAATATCATCAATTTGTGTAATGTTGCTGGCGCCGGGGAGTGAAACAATGTCGGTAGTAGAGCCGGCGCGCACAGGAATAAAGTAATCTTCTTCGATGCTCATCGGGTTGTAGCGAAGATCGACGCGGCCGGTGTCCGGATCCATAACTTGATGTCTCTTAAGATTTGTAACAATCTTTTCCATATACTGTTCGACTTCATTAGGAGGAACAGCGCCAACATCAATCTTGAATACACGGCGTTCAGATGAACGAATAACACGATAGGCCATCATAGCATCTTCCATAAGCGTTAGCTGGCGCCAGATGCGACGTGCTGGCTCTAAAATTGAAGTTCCATATGGAGCATACTTATCATTTCCTAACACCCGGAAATGAGCAATTTGCCAGTTCTCGAAGGTAATGCCGGCAGAATTCCACTGGTATTGGATGTAATTAGGGTTGGTCGAGTCTTGCCCTTCTAATCTCTCTACTTCCTGCGAGGGGAGAGCGATTACAGACTGAACCCCATATTTATCATCGATGTCGAGATACAAAAAGAAGTCGCCATATTTACACATGGTTCGGGCCCAGCCAAAAAGATTATATCTGAGATTAAGAATACTGTCGAACAGAACATTTAAAACAGCACTAATCTCTTCATTGGGGCACTTAATATTTAACATGGGGCGTAATTCAGAATATGTTGTCATCTCGTCCGCATAAATATCCATTGTCGATGCAATCTCAGGCATGTATTCCATTTGATCAAAATCGACATAACGTTCGGCTCGACGTTGATTTGAAATTGCGTTGACTGCGATATTGTCTAGAGGGCTGTATAGCGTCTTTTTAAATTGTTGCCCAGATGCAGATTTAAATCTAGAAGAAAATCTATCTAAATGTTGCCTTCTAATTCTGCGGCCGGACTGAGACCGATAATTAATAATCGGGCCGGAAAATAATCTTGTTAAAGCCTTGAATAAACTAGACTGACTATTCGCTGGGTTGTTTTTGGGGTCTGCCATTTATTTTCTCACTTAATAATCCATTTATATTGTTCATAAAGTTTTTGTGCTTCACTCATTTGATCCATGATGTTATCTTTTTTATAACCATGTTGGCCCGGTATCCGTGTATTCATTGTTGTTCTTGTTGTAATGATCGCGTCTACAAATGCTTTTTGATAGTTAAGGTCTCGCGCATTTGCTTGAATAGCAGTATCTCTTACCCAACAAGCAATTGCAAGAGCCATAATCAAATCATCGTTATAACCTTTCATTGCTTGTGGCTTGCCATTTTTCCAGATAAAGGTTTTCATTTCATTGGCCAATCGTGAAGAATACACTTTAATTAGTTTATTTCTTATAAACTCTTCTAATTTTGCAACTATTAAAGGCCGCGTTTTCGTCGTAGTTGAAAAGCCAGGAATTGCGGAGTGATGCGCTTCGGCTTGGTATTGCTCGATATACTCATGTGTTGATTTAATAGAATAATATATATTAGAATAACCGTATTCTATGAGTTTGTCAAGTACTGTATAACCAATATTATTATTTTCCACTACCATCATGGCATTCCCGAACTCTCGGCCAACTTGGTTGAGCATGTTCGCGAACAGGTCCGGTGTTAGCTTTCCTTGGTACTCTCCGATAATTTCTAATGTTTCAAGCTTCAGAATATGAAAAGTAGAAAAGTCGGCGCCATCGCCTCGGGATACATCAACGACTATTAAATAATTACACGTAGGATCAAACTCTTCCCAAATCCAAAAATTACGATCAAAGCCTGTGCGATATTTTGGTTCTCTAACCATAGACAATACCCATTCCATACACTCAGGGTCTATGACAGTTTCGCCAGAGGTATTGAAATTACACTGTAGCTCCTGCGCAATTTGCCGCTTAGACATATTTCTGGTTTCTTTCTTATACCATTCTTCATCTCTTTCTGGGTGGACGTCCCATGGGAGCGTAGTAATATTAAAGTTATTGGCGCCGTCCTCAGCATCGGCGCATGTTTTATGAAACCAATTTCCAACGCCATTTGGTGTTGACAAAGCAATACAGCGTCCACCTGTTGATAGTGTGGGATATAGCCCTGTCCATAATTCTTCTAGGTTTTCAATGTGTGCCGCCTCATCAAGCACTAAAAGTGATAGAGCTTCTGACCGGCCGGCATCTCCAGAAGTGGAGGCTGCTTTAATAGAAGAGCCATTGGAAAGCTCAAAGGAGGTGCGGTTATCAATACTAATTGTGGCAATTTTTAGCCAATCGGGAAGCTGTCTCATGATTCCTTTGACCTTCTTCACGAGGTTTCCTGCTGTCGCGAACTTAGTTGCCATGACTAAAATGGCCTTGTCGCGATGAAACAGCATCATCCATACAACATAGCCGGCAGTAATAGTGGAAATTCCAAGTTGTCTTGCTTTTAAAATCACATTGAAGCGATAGTCATTAAAGCTATTCAGAAGTTCGTCTTGAAAATCATAAGTATCGAATAAGATAAGCCCATGCATGGGGTGGGAGATTCGCGCATATGTCTTAAGAAAATAAGATGGATCTTTTCCGCACTTTAATATCTCTTTGACTTGCTGCTTCTTGTCTAATTGAAAGCTCATTCATCATCTACGAGTTCTATTTCTTCTTCGGCTGCAGCTTCTTGGTCCTCTTCGGCTTCATGTTCCTCTTCGGCTTCTAAAATTGCGGCTCTCGCAACTTCTTCCATAATAATCTCTTTAAGTCGTGCGATAGAAATTTTCATTTTTCGACCTCCGAGCCTTTCTTCCGTGTGTCGTTCTTGGGGCGCTTACCATCCCAGCCTCCCTGATCTAAAAACTTTTTCCAACTCGCTTCTACAGGATTTGTGTTGCCACTATTATCATCGTTCATAGCTTCATCGAGTCCGCCAACTTTATAGTGCTGTTTGGCTAGTACCCAAGATCGCACGCGGGAGGAGTTTTCAACGCGTACATCAATTTCGCCTTCCTTAGTAAGTTGTACAGAATCGCCGGTAATCTTGCGATATTCTTTCTTAAGGAAAGAGGCAATGTCGGCTACCCGCTGTTCGACATCGCTCTCAAATCCGGCCGTATATACTTCCTTTAGCTGAACATCGGACTGGTAAGAGACACACATCATGTTGCCATAAAACTTCACATTAAAACCATCCATTACTCGTTTATCAAGAATTGGATCTCCCTCTTCTCTTTGAAGTCCGGCCTTCAAGGGCTCTCCATCTTCGTTTAAAGCGCCATCATATATATTAGCGGCTGCTTGCGCTAAGCCTTGTACAATTTCGTAGACTGTTGCCATTATCCCTGTTCTCCTTGTGGGGTGTCTTCTGCGGGGGCAAGCCTGCCTTGCAGAAGTTTCATTATTCTCTGTATTAATGCTCTATTGGTATTAAGATCGACTCCTTGCTGATTGGCAAGATTAAGCAAAAATTTATCAACTTGATCAACAATGCCTTGTTCGGTGGTGGTTAGTTCTGCTGAGGCAGCTTTTCTGGTTTCCATTCCAGAACGTGCAAATTCGCTTGATCCCATTGCTTGGGTCTTAAGCTTTGTGGGGTCTTCTTCCTGTTCGCTTAAAATTTCAAGAATTAAATTTTTTAAATCAGCTTTGGTTATTCTCACCTTGCGGTCTCCATCCTTTTTCCCATCTCTCCTCTCTATCTTCTATATATTGAATATAGCATTTATAGCAACAATCATATTTAAGAAGACAAACATCATCTGATGTTTTCTTCGGGAAAGAAGAGCACACAGAACAATGCTGTAAAGAGTCTCTATTAAATAGTTTCTTTGAAACCTTTATACCATTTACGTCTATTTTCTCTTGAAAGGCTTCGTTCTTAACGTTCTTCTTATATAATTCCCGCATCTGTTCAAGATATTCTTTTTCTTTATTCTCGTCCCAATTTGCGCGGGGATTTTGAACTGCGTCTTCGCCATATTTCTTGGTAATGGCCTGTTCAATTGCGGCAAGTTTATCAAAATCCTTGTCACTCATTGAATAGCCTATAGGCGCTATAGCTGGCTGCAACTCCAACGGCCACACCTCCGGCTGCCCATAGCCATCGATTACTGGGGGACTGCTTTAAGAGCGCCCTTTGCAAGTGATCGATCTCTTCATCCTTCTGAAAGATCAAAAGACTTGTTTCTTCATGGAGTGCATTATATTGAATCTCCCAATTTCGAAGTTCTAGTTCATAGCTTGCAGCCTCAACTGAAAGCTCATATTCAATTCGTGCTTGGCATGCGAGGTTGGCCGTTGATTGGCGCGCCAAGATTTCAGACAATGCCGGAACATCGAATAGTACACCTTCAAAGGGTGCGCACTGTTGGTGTCCGAGAAAGGTAAACTGACCTGCGTCGGCTGCTTGAGCAGGGCTGCCCAACGTTAATAATAGACTAAGGAACATAATCAAATCCGTACATAAACATTATTGTCTCAGATAGTTCCTCTGGGTCTTCAGAGAATTGTCTTCCGAATTCTTCTCTGCGACTCTCGATCACTTCTAGTAACTCATCCTGGCTCTCTTGATAATCCCGCTCTACTTGATCTAAGGTATCCTTATAGACCTGGAGTGAGTTCTCCATGTCTGCCATTTGCTTTTCATGAATCTCTTTCAAGCCGGCAAGTTGTGCTTGGAGCGACTGCTCTGATGCTTCATAAGCAGCTTGCATCTGCTTATAATCGTACCGCATTTTACCCATTATTGTAAGTCCAAGTAGAACGATCAAGACACCCTTCCAATTCTTCAGCAGAAACTGAAGTATTGTCTGCCATGTGATCATTTTAGTCCCTTCAGTCTCTCAACAACATCTACGACGCCTTGCGTACCAATAAAGATGCTGGAAATAATAACCCAATCAGCGCTGGCTAAATAGCCGCCGAACGCGAGGGCTGAAGCTGTTAGCCACACCAACAGTTTTC